CCAAGCGGTCATCAGCTCTTGCATGTCGTGGGCGGCGGTGCTTTGCATGTTGGGCTCCGGTTGCGTTGTCGATGTGTGTACTGTAGCGCTGCGTTAGCACTAACGCAAGCCCTTTCTTCAACTGTTACATCTGCGCGCTTTGGCACCAGCCGGCTAACCTGCCGGTCAACCGGACGGCCTACGGCCGCCGGTTACCGCCGTCGATCAGCATCACCGCCGCGCCCCCGCCTCACCGCCCAGCTCGAGCCCGGCCTCGCCGAACAACCGCGCCCCGAAGGCGGCGCGCGCCAGCCGGTCGGCCATCGGCTGCGCGTCCATGAGCCGCGGCAGTCCAGGAAGCCGCTGCGCGAAGGCCTCGAGGCTTTCACCGGCCGCAAGCGCCTTTTCCGCCTCGGACAGCAGCGGCTGCACCATCGGCTCGAGCATCGGGCGCCAGTGCGCCAGCTCGGCGTCAACCAGCACATCGATGGCGTCGCGCGGCGGCCCCGGCGGCGCACCGGGCGCGCTCGCCGCCAGCGGCGCCGCGTCTTGCGCTTGCGCAGGGTCGCCGTCGCCGGGCGCACTACCCGTGCCGCGGCCGGCGCCCACACGCGCGGGCAGCATGGCCGTGAGGATCGGCTCGGACTCCTCGGCCACAGGGATGCGCAGCTTCTTGTGCGCCCACTCCACCCCGATGCGCAAGCCCGCCGCCGCCAGCCGCGGCAGGTTGGCCGCGTACAGCGCCATGTCGTCGGCGTCGGCGGTATCCAAACAAAAGCGCGGCAGCCGCGACGGCTCCACGCCAGCGTGGTTGATGAGGCAGTACGCGCGGATGAGCTGCGTGTTGATCGAGTACTCGACCTGCCGCGCGTCCGCGTTGCGGATGTCGAACCGCACCTCGTTGTGCACCGTCGCCAGCGCCTGCGTGCCGTGCTGGCCCTCGCTGGCGGTCAGCGTCTGGCCCAGGATCACCCGCGACTCGATCGCCTCCATCCTGTCCCACATCGCCGTGAATGGCACCGCGCTGCCGTCCGCCGCGCGCTGGAAGTCGATCGCCATCCCCTGCGGGATGATGCCGGCCGCGTTGTGGCCGATGCCCACCACGGCCGCCAGCAGCGCCTGCTTCTCGCTGTCGCTCGCGCCCGCCGGGTACTTGCCCAGGCGCAGCGGCAAACCGAAGATCTCGAGGAACTCGGCCAGGTCGCGCACGCTGTAGTGCTTGAACAGGTACGGCCAGGCCAGCACGCGGCACAGGCTCGAACGGGTGGCGTAGCCGCTGCGCGCGTGGTGCTGGTGCATCAGCCAGCCGAAGGGCTGCAGCGGCTCGGCCGCGCCGTTCAGCCCGCGCAACGCGCCGGGCCCGCCGCCGGCGGTAGGCGCGCGCAGCATCAGCGTGCTGCGGTCCTCGGCCACGGTGAACCAGCGCTGCGGGCGCCACGTGAATGCGGGCGTCAGACGGTTGCGTCCCAAGCCGGGCTCGGGGCTCCACACCAGCTCGTGTGCGGCGAAGCCCTTGAGCACGCCGTCCATCATGCCCAGCAGCACGTCGCCCAACTCGGGCAGCCCGCGCAGCCACTCGCGCACTTCGGCAGCCAGGCTTTCCTCGGCGGCGCTGGCGCCGTCGGGCGCATGCACGTCCCACTCGAGCACGCTGACCGCGCCCTTGCGCTTCGCCATCTCGGCGTACAGGTGCCCGTCGCGCTCTTCCATGTCGTCGGCGAGCTCGAGCATGCCGACCAGGTTGCCGCCCTCGGCCTGCGTCAGCAGCGCCTGCAGCCGCGCCGGCGTGATGCCGCGCGCCGGGTGCGCGTCGAACTCGCGCTTGAGGTTGCCGACGCGGCTGGTCTGCGCCTCGCGCAGCGCGCGCGTGTCCACCCGGCCGCCGAAATGGTCGGTGATCGCCCCGAGCCCGGCCGTGAACCTGCCCGCCACCGTCTGCCACGCCTGCCTGATCATGCGCGCACCCCTTCTGAAAATACGGCCCCTGGGGCGTTTTTGCGGTCGCGTTGATAGGCAGGTAGCCACCGCCCCCAGATCGCGGCTTGGCGGCCCATTTGGACGCGTTTGGACACGTGTCCAAACCGCGTGCAGATCCGCCGCCGGCTCACAACCCAGCCTTCCGGCCGATTTGGCCGTCCGCGCGCTGCCACGCCCAGGCGCCGAGCCCGTCGTCGTCGGCGCCCTCCCAGTCGGCGCGGCGGTCTGGCGCCGGCGTCCAGGCGATCTCGCCGGCCTCGCGGTGCCAGGCGTACTCGGCCATCAGCAGCGCCACTGCGAAGTCGCCGTGCCGGCGCGCGCTCTTGCTCCCGCCCTCGGCTGCCATCGCGCGCGCCGCAGCGCTGGCCGTGTTCTGGCGCGGCACCATCGGCACGCCCTGCACCAGCGCGATCGCGCGCAGGTCGTCGCGCAGCGCGTCGTCGCGCGGGATGCCGTGCAGCGTGCCGTCCTGCAGCCCGGCCCGGAGCTTGGGCATGTGCGCCAGGTACCAGCCCGCGTTGATCTTGACCTGCTCCACCATCTCCACGCCCCAGCGCTGCGCGGCCGCTTCGGCAAGCGCCGCGCCGTTGCCCGTGGCATCCATCGCGCCGCCGCGGAACCGCGGCAGCGCCGCGATCACCGCGAACAGGATCTGCTGCTGGGAGCTGAACGGGCAGTTCGCAAGCTCGAGCACCAGGCGCACGCGGTGGCTCAGGTCGCCGTCCTCGGCCAGCACGGTGATCACGCTCAGGTCGGCGCTGCGCGCGAAATCCTGCCCGAACACGTGGCGCCGGTCGCCGTCCAGCCGGCGCAGGTGCGGCAGCACGTGCTCGGCCAGCCAGCCGTCGATCGCGTAGCGGCGTACCGCCTCGTCCAGGTACGCGAAGCCGTCGTCCCAGCGCCCGCGCACCAGCGCCGGGCCGTCCGGGTTGTCGGGGCCCCAGGCCGGCACCATGCGCTGGCTGATCAGCGCCAGCGACAGGTACCTGCCGCCCGAAGCGCTCGGCACAACGTCCAGCTCCTCGGCGGCGTCGTCGCCGTAGTAGCGATAGGCGGCGCGCACCCACTCGTCCTCTCCGGCCTGCGTCCATTCGATGCCGCGGCGCAGGCACACGCGCCGGTACAGCCCCTGCGCCACCGCCTCGCCGAAGGTCACGCGGTGCACCGTGGCGCCGCCGCGCCGCCCGGCTCGCACCTCGTCCACCAGCTGCGCAAAGGCGTTCTCCACGCCGTCGTGCGTGCTGATGATGCGCACCCGGCTGCCCCACAGCAGCAGCGCCAGCGCCGCCTTGAGCATGCCGGGCAGGTCCGAGTGGAACGCGGCCTCGTCGATCACCACCGTCCCCTGCTTGCCGCGCAGGTTCGTCGGGCGGCTGCTCAGCGCCACGATGCGGCAGCCGGTGGCCGGGAACTGAAGCTCGAAGGTCTTGATGCTGCGCGCGCCGCCGTCGGCGTACAGCCCCTGGCTGATCTGCCCGGCAGCGAAGTCGAAGGCCCGCGCCCACATCGCGCAGGCCTCGATGTACTCGCGCCCCATGTCCTCGGTGGCGCTGATGTACATCACGTTCTCGGGCATGTCCTCGCGCGCGGCGATGGTCACGTCGTCGGCGGCCTCGGCCCAGGTCAGGCCCACGCGGCGGCCCTTCTCGCAGATCTTCAGCGCCGCCTCGTCGGCGATCCACGCCTGCTGGTACGGCAGCAGCACCGCCGGCGGCATGGCCTCGCCCGGCGCCGGCGCGGCCAGGTCGAGCAACGGGTCTGCGCCGCTCATTGCCGGTCGCCCCACTTCACGCGGCCGCTGAACAGCGGCGGCGGGCATGTCTTGTGGCGCGGGTCGGTGGGCACGTAGCTCACCACGCGCACGTGGCCGTGCCGGAACTCGGCGTACAGGAAGTGGGGGAAGCGCCCCCAGCGGCTGCCGCGCACCACCACGTAGCCGATGCGCCCGCGCCGCAGCCACATCCACACGGCCCAGAACAGGCAGTTGCTGCGCGCCGGCTGCACCGCATGGCGCGTGCGCTCAGGCAACACCAGCCGCATCCGGCGCGCGCTTGACGATCCCCAGGATCGACGCGCGGATCTCGGACACGGTGCGCGCATCCATGCCACCCTTCTTGGCCAGCTGCGCCACGCGCGCGGCCGCGTCCTGTGCGCGCTTGTCGAGCTCGTCTGCCCAGCGCGCCTGGTTGACGCGGCTGCGGCTCATGCGGCTCAGGCCGAGCGCGGCGTCGTTCATCACGCCCAGGCGCTCGACCGGGTCGTCGATCTCGTCGCTCTCGCGGATCTTGAGCAGCAGCTCGAACACCTCGCTCTGCACCAACGCCATTGCCGCGGCGCTGCGGTGGTCGCCCTCGTCCGGCGCACTCTGCGCGATCAGCCGCGCGGCCTCGGTCGTGGCGCGGATCGCCTCCTGCGCGCGCTGCACCCGCTGGCTTTCGCGGCCGACGGCGCTCTTGCCGATGCTGATCGCCACGCCGCCTTCCTTGCACAGCGCGTTCAGCTCCTCGGTCAACGCCACGATATCGCCGAAGCCGCGCTCCACCAGAGCCTTGTGCAACCACGCGCGCAGCGCTTCCGGCAGCTGCGCAATCTTGCCGCGCGGCGGCATCGCTCAGCCCCCCGGTTGCGGCCGTGCCACGCCGGGCACCACCGTGCGCCCGCCGGCAACGTCCAGCCCGCGCTGCGTCAGCGTGGCGATGGTCACGTCGCCCTCGCGGCCGATCGTCACCAGCCCGCTGTCGCACAGCCACCCGAGGTCGGCCTCGATCCGGTCTGCGCCCACCACGTGGCCGACCGAATCGGCGAAGCGGCGCAGCAGGTACGCGTTCGCGCGGTACTGCGCCGCGGCACTCAGCGCGCGCAGCAGCACCAGGCGGCGGTCGTGCTCCTGGTAGTCGGCGAAGGTCATCGGCGTCATGGCGTCACGGGCGGCGGTCGCGCAGCAGGTAGTCCTCGATCCGGCGCAGCGAACTGTTCATCGTGTCGATGTTGCGGTGCAGGCCGGCGGTGCGTTCGTTCACCTCGCGCACCGCGCCCTCGAGCCGCAGCAGCTCGTCATTGCTCGGCATGTGCTCCATGTGCGCGCGGATCTCCGTGATCTGCGCGCCGGCGTCCTTGAGCCGCTTGTCCATGTCGTCGCGCAGCGCGTCCACGGCGCGCGCGGCGTCCTCGCCGGGCTTGCGCAGCCACAGCGCGGCGGTAAGCACGAAATTCCAGGCCACCAACGCCACCTGCAGCCAGAAGCCGGGCTCAACTTCGTCGAATTTCATGCCTCGCGGGAAAGCTGCTGCAACATGCCGGCACTGTGCCAGCGCGGGCGCGATGCGCCAATGCAAACCGGATTGCAACCTGCGCTGCGCGCTCAGTGGGCCACCAGCGCGCCGGCCTCGAGCACCACGCGGCGGTCGCCGGCGCCGGGGGATGGCTTGGCGGCCAGCTCGCCTGCGTTCGTGAGGTACAACTTCGCGTCACCCGCTGCCGGTCCAGTGTGCATCGTCAACCCGCCGTCGGACGAGATCACTATCTGCCCCGCCCACACGTAGTGCTGCGGCGCACTCGCCGGGTAGTCGCCGGCTGCGTCGTCGAGGATCGTCCATGAGAGGCGGTACTCGACCCCGGCCGACAGGCCCGATGCGGCCGTCGCCTCGGTGATCGTGCCGCTGCCCGATGTTGCCGCGAAAGCCTCGCTGCCGGCCCACGCAGCCGCAACGCCGCCCGTGCGCTGACCGGCGGCGATCTGCGCATTGGTCGGCGCCGCGTAGCTCGCGAGGTCGATTACCCAGTAGGCGGTGCGGGCCACGTGCTGCTACCTGCCCGTCACCACGTGTAGTCGATCGCGGGCTTGCCAGCGCCGGCCCCGGTCCAGAACATCCGCGCATTGCTCAGCGTCGGGTGGGTGTAGCCGCCCGCGGCGGATGCGCGCGGGACGTAGATCGCCTGCGGCTCGCACAGTGCCCACGGATTACGCTCGTAGTCTCGCAGATCGACCTCTGCGCTGTGCGCAATCGCTATCAGCCCGAAGCACGCGCGGGGATCTCCCGAGTAGCTGCGCCCGAGTATCCCGACATCCCCAGCACTCCCCGCTGTTTGCAGGGGGGCGGACGGGCTGGTGTGCAGCTCCGTCGCGTCTGCGCCATCCAGTCGCCACCTGTAGCGGTCTACCCCGTCCCATTGGATCACCAGGGTGTGCAGCCCGAGACTGATCGTGTCGGATATGCCGCACCGACTGTCGTTAGATGGGGGAATGAGCGTGAGCGTCTCACCCGTCAGGTAGGACGTGACGGCGCCGCTCTGCAAACCGCCGTACATTGACGTTTTCAGCCAGGAAACGCCTGCCGTGGCACTTGTCACGGCGGCGATCGTCTGCTCCCATACGATCAGCATGCCGTAGATGGGCATGCCGCCCAGCAGCGACAAGTCCAGCCGCGAATCGACAACTTGTCCGTCCACCACGCGCCCCAGGCGAGATGCGCGCACAAGGTGACTGCCGGCACCCTGTACGTTTGCGACGGGAGCCATGCCCGCCGGGGCCACGCAGAACGGGGTGAATAGCGATACGGAAGCATGCCTCGACCGCACTGGGCCTTGCGGCTGCTGCGTCCACGGCCGCAGGATTCGGCGGGTCGGCATCCGTGCGCCCCGTCAGTAGGCGTAGGTGTCGCCGGTGCAGCGCACCGTCACCGCCTGCCCGGTGTTGCCGGTGAACTCGATTTCGACGTAGGCGATCTCCGGCCCGAATACGTAGCTGCCGGTGGTCACGGTGCTCGCCGCAGTGCCGCTGCCCATCGTCGCGACGAGCTGCCAGTCGTCGTCGCCGGACGCTGCGCTGCCTGCGGCGGGCATGCTCGACTGCTTGCGCGCGACGAGGATGCGCGCTTCGCATTGCACGGTCGGGCCGGTGGCGCCGTTGGTCAGCGTCCAGCGGATCATCCCGCCGTCGGCCGCGCTGCAATCGAGCCGGCCGCGCGTGGTGCCGCCAGCGGCATTGCTGGTGCTGGATACGAGGACTGCGCCGGTGATCGTCTTTGCCATTGCTCAGGCCCTCACAGCGCCATCGCCGGCCAGAGGCTGTTGACCGCGAATTCGAGGTCGCCTTCGGTGATCGTGCTGCCGTCGATCGCGTGCGCGCCTGCGGCGATGCTTGCATTGCACAGTGCGCCGAGTGCCCACGAATCGACCTGCTCGGTGCGCTTCAGGATGCGCTGCCCGAGCAAGATATCGGCCGCAGACGGCGACTGCTCGGCGAGCTTCGCCAATGCGGCCTTCGCCATCAGGTACTCGATGCGCATGCGCAGTGCGTCGCTGCGCAGTGCCATTTGGGCGAGTTCGTATTGAGTCATGTGGATATCCTTATCTGGCGATGCGCAGCCGCGCGTTAATTGTGCAATGCCCGCGCCGCGCGGCTGCTACATCACTGGGACCAACGCACGCATGCGCCAGTCCCATCTACATCTCACACGCCCGGTCGGCCGTCGCCCGTCATCGGTTGCTGCGGGCTCGATTCGGGCAGGTCCATCGGCTGGCGCTTCTGCACGTAGTCCGTCAGCCAGTTGCGGTTCTTCTGCACCAGCGCGCTGATGCGCGCCGCGTCGAATGCCAGCAGCCCGGCGGGCATGCGTGCGCTCTGCGAGTTCGCCAGCTCCACGTAGCCCGCGCGCAGCAGGCGCGCAGCGTGATCGAGCTCGTCGCTTTCCATGTTCGGGACCGTCGGGAAAGGCTCGATCGGGTGCAGCATCGGGTGGCTCTCGGGCATGTCGAGCTGCGGCTGGGCCAGCACGTACTTGACAGCCGCGTCCACGTCGTCCAGGTACTGGAGCATGCGCGCCATGTCGAACTCGTTCGTGAACGCGAGGTTCGCCGAGACGCTCTTCATGACCTCGTAGGCGTAGCGCGCGAGCTTGTCGGCGAGGTAGGTGACGTCCAGGTTGTAGACGCCCGGCGGGAACTTGGAATCGCTGTCAGCCATTGAGGCCTCCTAGGGTTGCGCCGGCACGGCGGCCGGCAGTTTGGGGTCAGCGCTCAGCGCGTCGTAGGCGGCCTCGCAGGCTCGCCCGGCGACGACGGCTGCGTCAGCAGCCGCCGCCACTGCTCCATATCGGCCTGCGCAGCTTGCGAGCGCATCGGCCAGTCCTGCTGCCGCGCCTGCGCCGGCAGCGGCGGTATCTGCGGCGGCGGCACCGGCCGCGATGGCGGCGAGCTGGCGGCGCAGCCGCTCAGCAGCACCAGCAGCAGCATCGGCGCGCGCGCGCGCCTGCGCGAGTTGTCTGTCGGCATGGTCTGTCACCTGTTTCTGCGCCACCAGCCGGCGGCCGGTTTCGGCGAAGGCCTCGGCCAGCGCGCGCTCGCGCTCGGCCGCGGCCTGCGCCTGCGCCTGGTGCAATTGCGTTGCCGCAGCCGCGGCGCGGTGGCGCTGCAATGCGCCCCAGCACAGCACGGCGGCCAGCACCCAGGCCCACCACGGCACGGCGCGCATGATGCCAAGCGCAGCGCCCACCGTCAGGCCCACCCCAGGCGGCGCTGCTTGGCCCGCTGCCACAGCACCACGCCGCCTATCAGCAGCAGCACGGCCGGCAGCAGCATGTCGGGCGGCACGCCGATCGTGTCCAGCAGCTCGCGCGCCTGACGCGCCAGGCCGACGAACAGGCCAAGGTGCTCTCCCGCCTGCGCGCTGATGCCGGCGGCTCCGGCCGCCGCCGCCGCCGCGCCGCTCTGCGCGATGGGCGACGCGCTCAGGCTGCTCGACGGCTCCACCGCCTGCGGCATGCGCTCCACCGGCGCGCCGGCGTCTGGTTGCAGGTACAGCGCCGCTTCGGCCGCGCGGCGCGCTGTCAGCCCCGGCAACTCGGCCAGCACGCCGCCCACCCTCGCCTTGTTGAACAGGCCGAAGGCCCGTGCCGCACTCTGCGCGTCGCCCTCGTTGTGCCTGCGCAGCGCCGTGCTGCGCGCGAACGCGGCCTGCCCGATGTTGTACGACAGGCTCACCAGCGCGGCCAGCTCGTTGCCGTTTGGTGGGCGCGTGCAGACGTTGCGCACGGCCGCGGCGCGGGCGGTCAGCGCGCGACAGAAATCGGCATCCGCCTCTTCGCGCGTCCACATCATCCCGGGCGACACATCCTCCGTCTGGCCCCAGCCGATCGTCCAGACGCCAGCCGGGCAGCGGTAGGCGTTCAGGCGCAGGCCCTCCGCGTCGGCGATCAATTCCACTCCGGCCAGCGGTATCGGCCAGGCCAGGTTCGGGTCCGGCCTGGGTCGCAGCGGCACGCGCGCCGGGGCGATCATGGCGGCGGCTTCAGGCCAGCGTGATCGGCTGCTGGGCTTCGAAGTTCAGCTCGGTCGCGGCGGTGGCGATGCCCACGCGCTGCACCACATTGCCGCTGCCGCTGGGCGCGGTGTTGGTGCAGGCGCCGGCGGTGGTGCCGAGGAAAACATTGCCGCCGGTCAGCCCGCTGACACCCGTGTTCGCGCCCTCGAAGTACACCGTCGCGCTCACACCGCTGCCGAAGGCAGCCAGCACGAAACCGTGTGCCTCTTTGCCGGCGCTGGTGGCGTCTGCCTTGCGCACCTTCACGGTGCCGCCGTCGTTCCAGACGTTGACCAGGTTGCCCGACGACAGCGGCTCGCTGGTGGTCAGCGCCTTGGTGTCGGCGCCGATCCCGGTCGGCATCATCGACGTGTCGATGCGCCCTGAGCTGTCGAGCGACACAAGCTTGCCAGCATCGCCGGCGCCGGCGCTGCTGGCCTTGCCGTTGACGATGCTCAGGTCGAGGATTCCGTTCGCGTTGAGCGCCGGGATCGCCTGCGCGTCGCCTGCGCCTGCGCTGGTGGTCAGCGCGGCCTGCTCGGTAAGCGTGCCGCTGGCGTTCCTGATGAACTTGGTGCTGGATGCGGTACCCATTGGAGTCTCCGGTGGTGGGTGGTCAGGCCAGCGAGATCGCCGGCTGCAGGCTCAACATCAGCCGTTGCGCGCTCAGCGCCCAACCGATGGGTTTGAGGAAGACGCTGCCCGGCGCCGGCGTCTGCACCAGCGCGCCGGCCAGGCCAAGGAACACGGGTGCGCCGGGCGTCCATGCCCAGCCGGCGTGCTCGAGCACGTCGTTGCGCTGCACCGTCACCGCCGCGCCGGACGCGGCCGCGCCGGTGGTGACGCCTGCAACCAGCGTGGCATGCGCGGCAACGTCGGCACTGGCGTACACCAGCTCGCCGGCGGCGCTGTAGGCCACCACCGCGTGGCCCGACACCGCCTCGCCCGCAATGCCGGTCAGCAGCCCGCCGCCGGGCGCGCCGGGCGGCCCCTGCGGCCCCTGCGGGCCCTGCGCGGCAAGCTCGATCAGCTCGACCGCGGTCTCGGTGATAACGATCTGCTCGGCCATGCTCGGCGCCTCAGCGCGTGACCTCCGGGCGCACCTTCACGGAGCCCTCGGTCAGCCGGCGCACGCTGCCGTCGGCCTGCACGATCTCGAGGTCGTACACGGCGCGCACCCAGGTGATGGCCGCTGTCTCGACGGCCGTGAGGCGCAGCGTGATCTCGCCGCCAGTGGCGCCAAGCTCGATCCGGCCGTTGCCGGTGGTCAACTCCAACAGTACGTCCGGCGACTCGACCCGCGTGCGCACGTGCATGCGCGCGCTGCAACCCGTCAGGTCAACCGGCACCGCTGGCACGCCGGCCTTCCACACGAGCGGAACTCGCCAGGTCTCGCCCTGGAGGATCGTCAGCGGCAGGCGAAACGCGGCCATGCCGGCACTGTGCCAGCGCGCGCGCCTGCCGCCAATGCAAACCGGATTGCAAGCTGCGCCGTGCGCCGGCGGCGCTGACGCCTCGCGGCCTGGCTACGCGGCGCCAGATGAGTAGACGGCGACCACGCGCCTTTCGCCGATTGCAAACGCAAAACGGACGCCGGCGTCCGTTTTGCTTGCGCTGTGCGCAAATTCGTTGCGCAGGCTGTCAAAACGGACGCCGGCGTCCGATTTGCAGTGCGCCAGATCACGAATCAGCGGGTGCGCCGGTACAGCAGGGCCGTGAGCGCCGCCAGCTCGTCACCGGACAGGTCGTGCCGCAGCAGCCGCCCAACATCCTGCGCCAGATCGATCGCGCGTCGCAGGCGGTCGGCGTCAACCGGCTGCGCGCTGCTGCCTTCGGCTGCGTACGCAGCCGGGGTGTTGACGCGGCTGCCAGTTGCCTCTATTATCGGTCGCAGATTGATTCTGCAACCATCCCTAGAGCGTACCGCATGCACCCAGCCGACATCAACGCCGCCCTGCGCAAGGCCGGCAGCAGCCAGGCCGCCGTAGCGCGGTCGCTGGCCGCAGACGGCCGGCCGGTATCGCACGGCGCCGTGCATCTGGTCGTCAGCGGCCGCGGCACATCGGCGCGCATCGCTCGCCGCATCAGCGAGATCACGGGCACGCCGGTATCGCGGCTGTGGCCGCACCGCTACCTCGATCTGCAGGCCGAGCAGGCGGCGGCGCGCGAAGCCGCGCGCATTGCCATCGCAGGCCGCAAGGCCGCCCAGCCGGGCAACCCCGCCAAGAGGCCCTGATCCACCCACCACCCGCCCGCCACCACAACCGAGGAACCCGCCATGCCGCGTACCACCGCAGCCGCCCGTGCCGCAGCCGCCAAGACCGGCGCCGCACAGATCGACACCGACGCTGACAACTACGGCGCCTTCGTCCAGCGTCGCATCGACGCCGGCGCCGCGCGCGCGCCGCAGACCACCGACGCAAAGAGCGTGTTCCACATGGCGGCCAAGGCGCGTAAGCGGCCCGACGCCTACATGTCGGTGCCGCTGATCGACATCGCCTCGGCGTCGATCGAGCACGGGCTTCCGATCCCGCCGCGCACCGGCGGCTTCGGCAGCAAGTTCTCGAAGCTCGCTGCACGCATGCAGCCCGGCGACTCCTTCGCGATGCCCACGCGGCAGGCGGTCAACTTCATCGCGACGGTGCGCAAGTACAGTGACGAGCAGGTGCGCGCGATGCGCTTCACCTACCGCTCAGACGCGCAGCGCGCCGGCTGGGCGCGCGTGTGGCGCGAGTCCTGATCGCGCACCGCCCGCGCCACCGACGTCACACCCTCACCGCCCCCACCACCCACCCCCCCACCCGCAGGAGACCGTCATGCAGCTCTACCGCGCCATCGCCTACCAGATCCAGTCGCTCGACACGCCCGAGCGTGACGTGCAGCCCGAGGCCTGCGTGTTCTGGGAGGCCGAGAGCGCCGACTCGGCGCGCGTGATCCTGCTGCGGATGCTGTCGCTCGCCTGGGGCTGCACACCGGCAGACGTGGAGTTCTACAACATGATGAGCGAGGAAGAAATCCTCGCCGAAGGCGCCGACGAAGCGCCCGGCGACGCGTCGCTGTGGCTCAGCGGCTGGTACAACGGCCCGCTGTTCCGCCGCGTCGACCAGGCGCTGATGTTCGTGCGCCCCACCACCGCGAGGCGGCTGCACAACGCGCAGGCTGCGACGATCCCGTTCCGCACCCTGCAGCGGCTCGCTGCCGAGAGGCACGAGGACAGCCTGCGCGCCCAGGAGCGCGAGCGCACCGGCTTCCTCCACAACCTGGCGCGCATGGTGTCCGGAGCCCAGCACCCCGCGCACCACGGCTGACCAGCAGCACGCACGGACGCACGCAGATGGATGCCGACAAGTACATCAGCGACATGCAACAGCGGCTGCTGGCCGTTGTCCGCACGCTCGGAGGGCACGAGGTCGACGGCCTGCTGCCGAGCCAGATCGCCGCCCGCGCCGCGTGCTCGGCCAGCCAGGTCACGCGCGACCTCGCCAACCTGCGCAAGGCCGGGTGGGCAGAGGAGCTGCCGGGCGCGCCCGGCCGCTGGCGGCTCGGCCCGTCAGCCGTTGCGCTCGCCATGCGCCACATGACCGGCATGGACCGAGCCCGCCAACGCCTCGACGAGACGGCGCGCCGATTCGGCCGCAGCGACGACTGACCCAGCACCCAACGCCCACCCACCACCACAGGCAGCGCACCTCAAATGATCCAGGAGCCAGAACCCCAAGGAAGCCGGCGCGGCCGCAAGCCGCACGCCGCCGGCGACGTGATCGGCATCGAGCTTGACACCGCAGCCGTCAAGTCCGCGAGCGACGCAATCGCCGTGCTCGGCCCGCGCCAGCGCGAGATCACCGAGCGATTCGGCGACGGCCAGCCTTACGACCGCGTGCGCGTGTCCGACGAGGCCCGCTTCTTTCTCGGCCACGCGCAGGCCGCATTTCTCGAAGTCGGGCGCAGGCTGCTGCTGATCAAGGAACACGAGGCCCACGGCGACTTCATGATCGCGGTCGAGTCGCTGGGCCTGAACGAACGCGTGGCGCGCCGCATGATGCAGGCGACCCTGAAGTTCAGCGGCCCCAAGCTCGCCGGCAAGGCGCGGCTGATGCAGCTCGGCCAGAGCAAGCTGTTCGAACTGTTGGTCGAGGACGACGAGGCGCTCGCCGAACTGGATGAAGGCGGCACCGTGGCCGGCCTCAAGCTCGACGACATGCAGGTGATGTCCCGCGCCGAGCTTCGGGCCGCGCTGGCCGATGCGCGGCAGCGCGAAGCCGCGAAAGACCGCGTCATCGCAGACAAGAACCGCAAGCTCGACGACCTGGCCGAGAAGCGCCACCGCAGATCCAGCGACGACACCGCGGTGCGCGAGCGCGCACAGCTCGAACTGCTGCGCACCCGGCTGCAAAGCGCAGACCTCAGCATCGCCAGCGCGGTCGGCGCGGTGCTCGAAGTGATGGCCGATCCGGCCACCCCGCGGGCAGGCCTCACCGCCGGCCAGGCGGTCGAGCAACTGCTGCGCCAGCTCATTGACAGCTGCATGCAGCACGGCCTGAGCATCGACCTGGCCGCCGAGGCCGATCCGTTCTGGCTGATGGAGATCCGCGCCGCCGCCGCCGCCGGCAAGACGGTGGCCGAGCAGCAGGGCGCGGCGCGCGCGGCGCAGGCGCGGCGCAACGGTGGTGCGGCATGACGATCGACACCGCTGCACGCATCACCGCGTCGCGCGCCGCGATCCTGCGGCTGCTGCACAACCACACGCACCCGACGGTACTGCGCGCGCGCGCCGCGGCCCTCGAAGTCCGCGCCGACAACATCGCCAGATACGTCGGCTGGCCAGCGCTCGTCGAGTCGATCCGCGCCGACGTCGATGCGCTGCGCGACGCGGCCAGCACGCGCGGCGCCATTGCCGCGCTGCGGGGCGCGCAATGACCGCGGCGCCGAAGCCGATGCACGTGCGCGCGCGCCACGCCGTGCTGCGCGCCGACGCCGTGCGCATGCAGCTCGTGCTGGCCGACGTGGAACGCATGGCGCTGCGCATGGCGCACGGCGGCGACGTGGCGCGCCGCAGCATGGGCGACGTGATCGATGCGCTGTGCGCCATCGCCACCGATGCCGAGCGCCTGGCGCAGACCGGCCGCATGGCCGACGCGCGCCGCTACCTGCAGCATGCTGCCGCGCTGGCCGCAGTCGCCGCAGGCGTGCTGGTTGGCAACGGCTGCAGCAAGAGCTGACCGCCACCATGCGCCTGACCAGCACCGAGTTCGAGATCGTCGCCCGCGCGCGCGACGCACTCGCAACCGCGCCGCGCGGCGAGCGCCGGCGCATCGTGGCCGACGCCGCCGCGACCATCGGATGCAGCATGCAGACCGCCTACCGCAAGCTCGGCGCCGCCGGCTTCGACGCAGGCCGCAAGCGCCGCAGCGACGCCGGCGAAACCATGCTGTCCGACCAGCAGCTCGCCGACCTTGCCGGCGTGCTGCACGCCAGCATCAATAACAAGGGCCAGCGCATGCCGGTGGCCGACGCGATTTCGATGCTCGCGGCGAGCGGGCGGCTCGACACGCAGGTGTCGGCCAGCACCGTCAGCCGCCAGCTCTACCAGCGCCGCATGCACCCCGAGCAACTGCGTCACGACACCCCGAGCCAGCAGATGGCGAGCCTGCACCCGAACCACGTGTGGCAGATCGACAGCACCGTCGGCGCCTACTACTACCTGCCCGGCGGCCGCCTGCGCTGGATGCCGGAGGACGAGTTCTACAAGGGAAAGATCGGCAACCTTGTCAAGGCCAGCAGCGACCTGCTGACCCGCTACACCTGCGCCGACCACACCAGCCACGCGTTCAAGGCGCGGCACTACATCGGCGGCGAGACGGCAGAGAACCTCGTCGATTTCGTGACATGGGCGATGTGGAAGCAGCCCGACAGCCCCATGCACGGCGTGCCGCTGATCCTCGTCATGGACCCTGGCGCCGCGAACAAGGGCCAGCTGATGCGCAACCTGGAAAAGCGCCTGGGCTTCCGGCTGATCCACCACGCCGCCGGCGCCGCGCGCGTGACCGGCAGCGTGGAGAAGGCGCACGACTTGGTTCGCATGCACTTCGAGACGCGCCTGCGCTTCGTCGACCGCACGCTCGTCGATCTGGCCTGGCTGAACGACGAGGTGTCGCGATTCTGCGCGGCCTACTGCGCATCGGCTGTGCACACCCGGCACCAGCAGACGCGCTACGCAAAGTGGCTTGAAATCCGCGAGACGCAGCTTCGCGCCGCGGCCAGCCTCGAGGCACTGCGCGAGGCAGCCGTCACCGAACCCGAGACGCGCCGCGTCAGCAACCTGCGCGGCGTCAGCTACGCCGGCCGCAGCTATGACCTGTCGCTGGTGCCTGGAGCGGCGCCAGGTCTCAAGGTGCAGGTGGTGCGCAACCCGTTCCGCTCGCCAGCGATCGACGTGCTGTTCACGTGCCCAGACACCGGCGAGCAAACCTGGCACGTCGTGGAGCCGATGCAGACCGACGCACACGGATTCGCGCAGGGCGCGCAGGTCTGGGGCGAAGAGCCGCGCACCGCCGCCCACACCGACATCGACCGCACCCGCAACCGCCTGCAGCGCGAGGCCTACCGCACCGGCGACGGCCTGCCCACGCTGGCCGAAGCCGCAGCGAAGCGGCGCACGCACGCGCAGGCCTACGCTGGCGTGGTTGACGCGTTCGCCGACGTTCACGCCGCCGCGGTGCCGACCTACATGCCGCGGCGCGCGACGCTGCTAGACCTGCCGCAGCGCAACGTGCAGGCACGGCGCATCACAGTGGTCGAGGCCTGCCGCCTGCTGCGCGCGCGCCTGGGCAGCGCCTACGTGCCGCAGGTGTACGCCGACGTGCAGGCGCTGCACCCCGACGGCGTGCCCGAGGATCAGCTCGACGCCCTGGCCGCGCGCTACGCGCCGGCGCCGGCGGACGCCGCGCGCGCAACCGGCTCGGGGGCGGCATGACGGTTCGCCGCTCCACGCTGTACGACCCGGCAGACCCGCCGCCCGGCGTTCGCCTGCGCCTTGGCGTGGTGGCCGCCGCGCTGCACGTCACCGTTACCGAGCTTGCCGGCGCCGCATCTCTGCCGCGCCCGAGCCTCTACCGGCTGCTGACGAACGAATGGCCGGCGCGTGCGAAGCCGGCCGAGCGCGCCGCGATCCGCGCGGCGATCGAGGCGCTGCTGGTAACCCACGGCGCCACGCAGGCGCAGATCGCGACGCTGTGGCACGCATATGGTGGGCACGGCGCGCCCTACCGCGCGGAGGCCGCCGCGAGCCCAGAAGTCCAGACCACCACCCAACCAGAGGAACCCGAAATGCTGCTGCCCAAGCAGGCGCTGTCACCGCAGGCGCGCCGGCACTTCAAGTTGTTCACCAACCCGTTCGACGGCGAGGTGCAGCGCGACGAGCACTTCTTCTCCGGCGACGACATGCGCTACGTGCGCGAGGCCGCGTGGCAGTGCAGCCAGAACGGAGGCTTCGCGGCCATCGTCGGAGAAAGCGGCGCCGGCAAGACGACGGTGCTGGCAGATCTCGAAGCCCGGCTGCAGGCAGAGGCGCGCGGCGTCATCGTGATCCGCCCGAGCGTGCTCGGAATGGAGGAATCGAACGCCAAGGGCCAGATGCTCAAGAGCACCGACATCCTGCACGCGGTGATCACCACCTTGCAGCCAGAGGCCACCGTGCCGCAGACGCTGCAGGCGCGCACCGTGCGCGCGGCCAAGATGCTTACCAGCAGTGCCGAAGCCGGCGCCACACACCTGCTGGTGATCGAAGAGGCGCACGGCCTTCCCGACCACACCCTCAAGCACCTCAAGCGGCTGCACGAGCTGCGGCTTGGGCGGCGCAACCTGCTTGGCATCCTGCTACTGGCGCAGCCGGAGCTGAAGCTGCGCCTGGCCAACGGCCTGCGCACCGGCGTGCTGCGCGAAGTGGCGCAGCGGGTCGAAATCGTCGAGCTGCTTCCGCTGGATGCCGACCTGCGCGGCTACCTGCAATGCCGCGCAGAGGCGGCAGGGGCGAAGCTCGCCGACCTGGCCGACGACGGCGCGGTCGAGGCGCTGCGCACGCGCCTGACGCGCAAGACGAGCACGGGCGCAGTCAGCATGTGCTACCCGCTCGCCGTCAACAACATGATGACCCGCGCGCTGAACATGGCCGCCGAGATCGGCGCGCCGACGGTGACGCGCGATGTCATCGGCGCGATCTGACGAAAGGGGCTTTCAGTGATTGCAAACAGGTGGTGGCAGCCGGATCACACGCGCACGCAGATCTATCGCGCGGTGCAGGCTGCCGGAGAATCCGGGATCGCTCGGCAAGAGCTGCTCGCGCAGATCGCGCGCGCCAAGTCTGTCGTGGACCTCGGCCTGCATCGCATGCTCGCCGACAGCCACATCACCCGCACCGCCTATGGGTGGTACATCGTCGGCGAGCGCATCCCGCCGATCGTCGGGACCACCGAGGAAATGGCGATCTCCGTGCTGGACGACTGCCCCAGCGGCATCAACCTAGAGCTGCTGTCGGACGAGCTGATGATCGACGAGCCCGAGGTGCTGCGCGCGCTGGGCCAGCTCGAGACGTGCGGTCGCGCCGAGCGAATCCCGATGCCGCCCGAGCACGGCGGCGGCATCGGCTGGCGCCTGTGCGCGGCGGCTGCGGCTGCGGATGCGGCTGCGGATGCGGCTGCGGACTCGCCGCTGATCGAGGTGCCGGTGTTCGTCAATCTCGACATCGACCGCATCCACCACGTTCGCGGCGCGGTCGCGCAGCCGCAACCGCTCGACGCCGAGCGCGTGACCGTCGCGACCGGCGACATGGAGATCACGCTCTCGATCGATGCAGCGTACAAGCTGGCGATGGTGATCACCCAGCGGCTGGAACAGATCGCGCAATCCGCAGCCGGCGGAACGCAATGAAGAACGAGCCACTCAGCGCCCAGGCGCAACTCCTGAATCTGCTGCTGTTGTTCCGCTCCCAGCATGTTCCGGTTGACACCCTGGCCGCCAGGGCTCGTATGTCGGAGATCGTGGTGCGCGCGGTGCTGCAAGAGCTGTGGGACCAGGGCTACGTGACATGCACGATCGGCGCCGACGGGATGATCTGCGCCGCCAGGTGTCCGGCAATGCCTGCTGGCTGATGTGATGCGCATCACCTGCCCCGCCTGCCACGCAGAGACCAGCCTAGAAGCGGTTGTCGGCCGCGAGGCCGACGCGCGTGCCGTCAGCGCATTCCTCGCGCGGAACATGCAGATCGGCGACGCGCTGGTGCAGTACGTGGCGCTGTTCCGCCCGGCAAAGCGCAGGCTCGGCCTGGCGCGCATGGTGGCGCTGATCGAGGAGCTGATGCCAGACATCGAGCGCGGCGCGATAGCGCGCAAGGGCCGCGACTGGCCTGCGCCCGCGGGCCTGTGGCGCGCGGCCATCGCGCAGGTGCTGCTCAACCGCGACAAGGGCACGCTGACCCTGCCGCTGACCGGCCACGGCTACCTGTACGAGGTGCTGCAGGGAATGGCGGATAAGGCCGAGGCGCAGGCCGAGCGCGACACCGACGCCGCGCGGCGCGCGCGCCCGCACCAGGCCGGCCCGGCGCACGTGGCCGCGGCCGCGCAGGCGTTGCAGCCGCTCGCCGCCGACACCCCCAGCGCCGACGTGCGCCGCCGCCTGGCGCAGGTGCGCGCCGACGTGGCGCTGCGCGGCGTGCCGGTGCCGCCGATCCCAGAATGCGGAGGTGGGCAGCCATCATGACCACGAAGACGCAGCTCCTCAACACGCTGGCCGCGCACCAGGGCCGCGAGCACGGCATCGGCGCGCGCGATCTGGCAGCGCAGCTCGGCGTACCGCCGCGGCGGCTGCGCCTGCTGATCAGCCGATGTCGAGACGAAGACGGCGTGGCGATCTGCGGCCACCCGTCCACCGGCTACTACATGGCCTGCACGCCGGCCGAGCTGGCGGCGAGCTGCGCATTCCTCGAGCACCGCGCGCTGCACAGCCTGCGGCTGCTGTCGCGGATGAAGAAGGTTTCGCTGCCAGACCTGCTGGGGCAGCTCAAGATAACCGCCTGAAGGAGGCACGATGGCAAACACCCTTGACGATCTTATCGACGGCGCGCGGCTGCTGTCGGATGCGCGCGCGCAGCTCGGCACGCTCGTGCAGGCGCTGCAGGCCGGCATCGAAGCACTCAAGGCCGACGCGATGCCCGAGATTCGCGACGCGATCGCCGATGCGAGCGAGGCCTGGCAGGATTTGGAGAAGGCGATCCAGGCCAACCCGCAATTGTTCGTGAAGCCTCGCACCGTGGCCTCGCACGGCATCGTGTTCGGGATCGAGAAGGGCAAGGGCGCGATCGAGTTCGCCGACCCACAGAAGACCTGCGCGCTGATCCGCCGCCACTTCCCCGACCTGGCCGACACGCTGATCGTCACGCGCGAGGCGCCGGTAAAGAAGGCGGTGGCGCAGCTCAGCGTTCAGCAGCTGCGGCTGATCGCCGCGACGGTGATCGATTCCGGCGACCAGGTGGTGATCCGCCCGGCGCCCAGCGACGCCGACAAGCTGGTGCGCGCGCTGGTGCGCGCCGAGCTGGCAGAGGAATGAGCGCAAGAACACCAGCAGCGAATGGGCGCGGACGGCGGCTTGCCTCCGAATGCGCCACTGGGCCGTCAGCGGAAGGTGGGCCCGCGCGGCACACATGCGCGCAATCGCAACCGCCGCAGCCGGCGAGCAGGTACACCGGGAGCGTCATGAATCCCGCGGTACTGATGGTGGAGCACTCCTCACCCACCGCGGCGCCGGCCGCCTTGCCCGGCGGGCGTGATCGCCGGGCACCTTTTCAGGGTCGATCGACATGGCTGACAACGCAGATCCGATGACGGTGCAGCTCCAGGTCAACAACACCGGGGCGTGGAAGACCGTTTCGCGATTCACCTGGGTGGAGGCCGAGCTGTACTACAGCCGCACGGGCGTGGAGCGCATCGCACTGGCGGATCGCCAGGCATCGCGCTGGCGCATCGCCACATGCGATCCTGTGCCGCGGGTTCTGCAGCGATTCTCGGTCGAAAGCGGCTGGCAGGAGCCGACGCTGTGAGTGGGGAGCGGCTGAAGGCGGCCGTCGCGCAATTGCTCGGGCAGCAGCGATTCGAGCTACCGGCGGCGAGCGGGTCGCGCGTCGTGGTCGATGGCCGCGAGGTGACCGACCTGCGCCAGATCCGCGACCCAGACGACCAGGCCGACCAGGATCGGCGGCGCGCGCAGGCCCGCCGGCAGAAAGACCGCGCGCGCTACGAGCTGCGGAAGCACGACCCGAAGTTTCAGCAGCAGCGGGCGGCATGGCTCGAGCGCAACCGCGAGAAGGTCCGGGCGTACAAGCGCGACTACGACCTGCGCACGCGCGACCATCAGCGCGCGCTGAAATCGGCATGGGCGAGGAGAACCTACGCCGAGCAGGCCGAGCGGCGCCGGGAATCGTCGCGCGCCTACTACCAGCGCAACCGCGAGCGCATATGCGCAGACAAGCGCGCGCTGCGCCAGGAGGCTGCTGCGGCGGCTGCTGCGGCGGCGGCGGCGGCTGAATGCGCAGCGGGCGGCGGATGATGGGCGCGGTGGTGGACGGCGCCGGAGCTCGCCGGGCCGACCTGGCGGCGATCCACCTCGCGAAGAAGGAGCTCGGCTGGGACGACGGCACCTATCGCGACGTGATGTTCGCTGTCTGCCGCGTGCGCAGCGCAGCCGACATGGATTTCGCCGGCCGCAAGCGGTTTCTGGCGCATTTGCGACAGTGCCAGCAGCAGCTCGGCCTCGTGCCGCGCGCGCAGGCCCGGCCGGCGCCCTGGAGCCCGCCGCTGCGGGCGCTGTGGTCGCTGTGGCAGCGCCTGGCCGACGCCGGCCTCGTGCACGATCGCGGCCGCGATTCGCTGCAGGCGTGGGTGACGCGGCAGACAGGCGTCGACCGGCTCGAATGGCTTACAACCCACCAGCTCGACATGGTGCTCGTCAGCGCCAAGCAATGGCTGGCGCGCGCTGGGTCGGCAGCTGGCTGCGAAAATCAGAGCCATGTGCGCAGGGAGTGTTGAAATGGGTAGGAAAAGTAGGCAGCGGCTGTATCAGTTCGTGGATGCTCTGGTGGAAACCGGCGCGCGCAAACTCGTTGCCGACGAATTGCTCGCAGATTCCGATATGGCACGGTCGGTAATGAGGGAAATCGCGCACTCGATCTGCAATCAATATGCGCGCAGCATGCTGTACGTGCCCGCAGACCTCGAATTCTCTCTGTCGAAGCGAGACGTTGAACTCTGGGAGAAATACGGCTCAGACGGCGCCGGCGGAGAGCGCAAATTCAGCCCGCAGCGGGTGGCACAGTTGGCGGACGAGTATCGTCTGACGACGCAGCAGATCTACTGCATCCTTCGGCTGATGAGCCGTCGCGAACTCGAGGCCAGACAGAGCTGCATTCCCGGCCTCGATTCCGTGGACGATGCCTTGGCATGATCTGATCGGTCGCTACTTGGCCGTATCGCCTGGCCCTATCTGACCGGATTGATCCAGATCTGACCGGATCGATCCAGATCGTGGAGTTCAGCGGCGTGCCCGCTGGGCATTTGAGCAACCACCCTGCTGGCGGCACGTCCGCTGGAACGCAGGGTTAGGCGTCGTTGGCGCCGGAGCGTGACCATGTTGGTTCTGAAAGATGAGGTTCGGACGGCGCGCAAGTTCTACGACTGCGACGCCAGCGAGATGTGGCGCAGCTACGGCCCGCCGCGAGACGCTGTGACCGCCGATGAACGGCTCGTGCTGGAAGGCGTGGAGGCCGACAAGTGGAAGATCAGGCCGGGCCAGCGTTACCGCTGTGTCGTGATCCGCGACGGCCGCGAGCTGGTGACGCAGCGCGCCCGCCTGGACATGGACGCGCTGTGCCAGCGACACGACCTGTATGACGACGCCTAACGATCGAATTCAGCCGCGCCGCTAGGCGTCGGCTGGAATGATGGGTTAGCCGGCTCCCCCGAAAAGCGGCACAACGTAGGAACGCAATGGAAACTTTCGTGCAACCCAAGATCACCGGCTACCGCCAACTGAACGAGGCCGAAGCCGCGCTGATGAACGAGATCAAGGCCGAGGGCGTGAAGCTCGGCGAGCTGGTGGCGAAGCTGCGCAGCACCGAGGGCCTGGACCAGCGGTGGGTGAGTATCGGCGCCACCGACTTGCAGACCGGCCTGATGGCGCTGACGCGCGGCGTGGCCCAGCCCACCACATTCTGAGCATGGACGCGGCGCCCGACTTCGAGGCCCTGCGAGCCCGCAGGAATGCGGCTGTGCAGGAAATGCACCAGAAGATGGCCGACGAGTGGGGCGTGCCGCTGCAAAGCCTGCGCTCCAACTTCAACCCGGCCGCGTGCTACTGCGCATGCGGCACGGGCGGCCCCTGCGAACACAAGTGGGACGGCGAAGGCTGGGAGAGCGAAGACGGGTGCGCGTGGAGCGCGACGTGCTCGCGGTGCGGCTGCACTGCGATGAGCCACGACATGAGAAACGCCCCGTGAACCACAAGCCGGCTAACTGACCGGATCGATCCCGTCCAGCCAGGCCGCAGGAGGCTGCACAATGCCTTGCACAAACTGCAAGGCTTTTGCATTGCATTTCGCAAAGATGCACGTCTTCCCGCCACTTCCGGGCCTTCTTTCTCGCTCGTCCCCAAGAAATATCTCACTCCCGGTCACTGCGCGCCTATGTCGAGCACCAGCCCGAGGCCGCCGACGCGGCAGCGCTGCGCGCACGGCTGCAGGCGCTCGGCGGCGGTGCGCCGGCTTGAAGCGGCGCGGGCGTCGGTGCCGGATGCGCGCGCCGGCGAACCGAGGGCGCCCGCCTAAAATGGCGGCCATGGTGCGCGGCCACTCCGTTCGATGAAGCAGATCCCGCTGGCCATCGGTCCCGAGGCAACGCCCACCTTCGAGTCCTTCGTGCCCGGCGCCAATGTTGCCGCTGTCGAGCACCTGCGCGCGCTCGGCCCGGCCGCGCCGCCGGTGTACCTGTGGGGCCCGAGCGGCAGCGGCAAGACCCACCTGCTGCGCGCGCTGGTCCATGCGCATCAGGCGCAGGGCGGGCGCGCCGGCTTCGTCGATGCCGGCCGGCCCGCGCCCTGGCCGGCGCAAGAAGGATGCTCGCTGATCGTGCTGGACGGCTGCGACCAGCTCGATGCCGCACAGCAGCACGCCGCGTTCGCGCTGTTCGTCGGCTGCGCCGAACAGGGCCAGCGCTGGGCGGCTGCCGGGCGCGTACCGCCGGTGGACCTGGCGCTGCGCGACGATCTGCGCACCCGCCTGGGCTGGGGCCACGTGTTCGCGCTGCAGCCGCCGGCCGAACCCGAGGCGCGCGCCATCGTGCGGCGCGAAGCCGACCGCCGCGGCATCTTCCTGACCGATGAGGTGATGGCCTGGCTGCTGACCCGTCAGGCGCGCGACCTGGGCAGCCTGATGCGGCTGCTGGACCGGCTCGACCGCTTCGCGCTGGCGCGCCAGCGCGCGGTCACGCTGCCGCTGCTGCGCACGATGCTCGACGAGGAGCCGGCCGGCGTGCCGCAGCCGCGATGAAGCTCGCGCTGTTCGACCTGGACGGCACGCTGCTGCCGATCGACTCCGACCATGCGTTCGGCGAATTCCTGGTGCGCCTGGGCTGGGCCGATGGCGAGGAATTCCGCCGCGGCAACGATGCCTTCTATGCGCAGTACCTGGAAGAGGCGCTGGACATCGCCGCCTATGTGCGCTTCGCGACGGCGCCGTGGCGCGCGCGCGGCGCCGAGGAGCAGGCGGCGGCCAGCGCGCGCTTCGTGGCCGAGGTGATCGCGCCGGCGATCGACACGCGCGCGCGCGCGCTGGTCGCGCGCCATGCGGATGCCGGCGATCGGCTGGCGCTGGTGACTGCGACCAACGAGTTCGTCACCCGGCCGATCGCGCGGCTGTTCGGCATCGACACGCTGATCGCCACCGAGCTGCAGCGCGACGCGCAGGGCCGCGTGACCGGCGAGATCCACGGCGTGCCGGCCTACCGCGAAGGCAAGGTGCAGCGCGTGGCGCAGTGGCTGCACCAGCAGGGCAGGCGTTTCGAGGATTTCGAGCGCATCAGCTTCTACAGCGATTCCACCAACGATCTGGCACTGCTCGAGCAGGTCAGCCACCCGGTGGCGACCAACCCGGCACCGGCGCTCGAGCGCATCGCGCGCGAGCGCGGCTGGCCGATCCTGAATCTGTTCGCATGATCCGCAAATTCATCAAACGCCTGCTCGGCAAGGGCGAAAGCCCGCCTGTGCTCACCCTGGGCGCGCGCGTCGAAGTGCCGCAGGCCGGCCACGGCATCGACCCGGCGCTCGTCGACGAGCGTGCGCTGCGCGTGGTGCGCACGCTGCAGGAGGCCGGCCACCAGGCCTACATCGTCGGCGGCGCGGTGCGCGACCTGCTGCTCGGCGTGCGCCCGAAAGACTTCGACGTCGCCACCGACGCCACGCCCGAGCAGGTCAAGGCGCTGTTCCGCCGCGCGTTCATCATCGGCCGGCGCTTTCGCATCGTGCACGTGGTCTACGGCCGCGGCCGCGACCACGAGGTGATCGAGGTGTCGACCTTCCGCGCGCTGCTCGACACCGCCGCGGCCGAGCAGGTCAGCGGCAACGAGAAGACCGCCAAGCACGAGCTGTCGGGCAAGACGCACGTGGTCGATGCCAGCGGGCGCGTGCTGCGCGACAACGTGTTCGGGCCGCAGATCGAGGATGCGGCGCGGCGCGACTTCACGATCAACGCGCTGTACTACGACCCGAGCGCGCAGCTCGTCGTCGACTACCACCACGGCCTGGACGACGCGCGTGCGCGCGTGCTGCGCATGATCGGCGACCCGGCCGCGCGCTACCGCGAGGATCCGGTGCGCATCCTGCGGGTGGTGCGCTTCGCCGCCAAGCTCGGCTTCGGCGTCGACCCGGCGACCGAGGCGCCGATCCGCGAGCTGTCGGCGCTGCTGGCCAACGTGCCGGCGTCGAGGCTGTTCGACGAAATGGTCAAGCTGCTGCAGACCGGGCATGCGCTGAAGAGCCTGCGCTCGCTGCGCGCGCTCGGGCTGGAGCGCGGCATCTTCCCGGTGCTCGACGCGGCGCTCGACCCCGCGACCGGCGAGCCGGGCCGCTTCGTGCAGCTGGCGCTGGCCGACACCGACCGGCGTGTCGGCGA